CTTACCTTTTATCACAAAACTTTGTCTTGAATTATTGGCAGTTCGCAAACTTTCATTCATTTTATTTTGCTTTCGCAAAATAGTCATTCATTATAGTTTCCTCACAGGGGCGAGTTTCGCTTTCGCTCACTCTTGCCAAAATTCGCTGTTTTCAGGTGAATATAATTTATATTATACACATCTCCCAATTCTACCCTATGATTGTTAAGAATTTTTTACATCTAAACCTAACATCATTTCTATACAAGAATTACAGACATGTTTTGTTTCTGTATGACAGACGGAGATTATGTTCTGTGTAAAAATTTGGTGAATCTTTTTATTCAAAAAAAAACTTTGGGGTAAATGTATCTTTATTTTGAAACTTTTTCTCTTTTTGCAATTCTCTTTTTCTCTGAAACCCCGCAAGCGTCGGGAGAATTTGCATTAAAAAAGCGGCTTGTTGATTGTGTGCGAATTTTGCATCAGCAAAACGCCCTACGCATCCTGCTCGTTCACACTGAACCCCAGACAGGCTCCGCCTGTTCGGAGTTTGCAAAATAACAGTCGATTTGAGGATTTTAGACAGCTGATTTGAGTTTTTTTTGTTAATTTATGTAAGAAGGTATAGCAAAAAATATTTTTACAGGGTTTAATATAACTGAGGCTATAGTGTATGCAAATTAATAAAATATTGAATTACAATCCAAATAATAATACTCCTCGATTTCGAGGGACAGTTACACCTGAGTTTGTTAAATATGTAAATGGAATCAGGGAAGATTGTTTGCAGACGGTTCCAAAATGTAGTACAAATTTTATTAATAACGTGTGCGATAACATAATAAATAAAGCACAAAAGGTTATGAAAAATTGTTTCCCGCCAACTTCAATTTTATCGGTTGATACTACTAGAATTTATAGCCAAGATTTTATAACATATTCAAACAGTGTTTTAAAAAAATATTTTCCAGGGGATTATAATGCTGATTACATCTTTAAAAAAGAAAAAGCTACCCCCATACATAGGCTTTTTACATTATATCAAACTATAATCAATGGTTACAGTTTTGCTGGTGCAAGTGTTAAAGATTATGTTAAAGTATTATACCTGACAGATTATTTAAAACATAGCAATATGCACAACGAATCATTTTCAAAAGACTGTATACCTCTGTTTGAATTTTATTATAATAAAATTAATCTTTTAAAATCTGAAACAAATGCCGATAAGTATTGTTTGTTAAGGAGTCAAGAAGAATATGACAAACTTTTGTCTGATTTGAAAGAAATTGGGTGCTTAGTAAGAGATAAAAAGTGAAATGAATGGACTTTTTGTTACCGATATCAGACATTCCGGACTTTTATACTCAACCCCATTCCGCTCTTGATAAATCGCCAAAAACTGGGTTGCTTCGGGCTTTTGCCCTTACAATGACATGAAACACTTCCGAGCAAATTACCTTGTAAAATAACAGTCGGTTTGAGAAGAAAGAACAGTGATATTGAGAATTAATTTGGTGCAAAAAATTGCACCCTACCAACTGACCGGTGTGAGTAAATAATGAGTAAATATGAGTAAATCGGTTTTTGGGGTAAAGTTGCACTTCCGACCAGTCCCCCCCCTACAACGAGTGAGTTTTACAAAATAAAATAGTCAAACTGACAAAACCGTACTACTCGTCTAACTACAGAGTTCTTATCCGAATTCTGCAAAATAAAAAAGGGAAGTATAACAGGCATACTTCCCCTTTTTATTGGAGATGAGGGGAATTGAACCCCTGTCCAATGCGGATACAAACTGACATCTACGTGTGTAGCAACTTATTATCTCGATTTAACAAGGAAAGTTACAAAACCTAAGATAAACCAAAGACTTTTAACGGAAGTCTAACCTCCAATGGTAGTCTTGATACGCATACCATCATTTGCGTACTGCGTCTTGCATAATTTCATCCAACTAAGCGGCAAGCTGGCCGAATTGGAGGGCTGATTGCTGCAAATTAGGCAGCAAGTGCTCTTTTAGCACCGAAGTCAGCGTAAATAACGTTGTTTTCAGCGTTTATTTTAATTTGCCCGTTGATAACCGAGAACAGCTCTCGGACACGCAGCCCGGATCTACCAATCACAATGTCGAAACCAGTACATCCCCATGAATTTTTGGCTTGGTGATGACGGCTCCGCTCGGAAACCTGCTCGTCTTTGCCTGCACAAAGCCGACTCCGTTTCCTCGACTCCACCTCGCTCGCTTCCGCTCACTCGGCTTGCCCTTTGCACTCGCCGTGCAGGCGTCGAAACCAGTACATCACATATTTTTCAATGTTCGTAAACACAGTATAAATTATATTAAGTTTTTTTGCAAGATTTAGACTTTTTTACAAATTTTAGGCAATTTTTGAACAAAAAAATACTTATATATATAAGAGGATATTAAAAGGAAATGACTAGCGGAAATTCTATAAATTCTATGTTTAATTATGATTTGTGGTTTGTAGCGAAACCCTCGCCTATTACTGCGACTTGGGCAATCCCTGATTCTCAGCCAAAACTGCAAACTAATCCGCCAGAAAGAATTTTCCCGCAAAATGTTCAATATTCGGGTGACATTTTTGAAAAACCAAACAATAACATATTGAAAGATAATATTTTAAAAGTTTCTGATGGGGGGAAATATAATATCTTTTCTGTTATGACTCAAAGAATAAACCATGCTATCAGATGTATTAATGATTACATAGACCAGCTAGATATAATTACAAGATTTTCAACACCCGATAATTCTTTATTGATATCAGAAATCGCGGAAGAATACGACAAAGCAATTAACAATAATCCTGTAAATGATGCTTTTTACAGACTTACAGGATTAGAATACAACGAAGAAAATGCAGAAAAATTTATAAATGGTAAAATAAAGCTTAAAATCGAACTTACTGCCGAAGAATATACAAAAAAAGAACTCAAATTACCGCCGGTTGAACCATATATTTCAGAGTATTATCTAAATCAAAAAGTTCTGGAAAATATGAAAAATGCCAGAACGGAAATGAACAAATCCGAAACTATAAAATATAACATAATTAAAAGCAAAATAAGTTCTGAATATCAAACAAAGCTTGTAAATGCTTTAAAAAACGGACAACTGTTACAGGATAATTCCGATAATAAAACTACAGTTTTAGAGAGTTTATATAAAATTTTAACAACTCCGAGAGCTGGTAATCTTGACGGCAAACAAATTGTTGAAGAATGTATTGATATTCTGGATAACCCGTATGTTATAACGCAAAGCGCAGAAGATATTCCTGAAGAATATCAAGAAGAATGTACGGAAAGGCTTGTCGCACATGAAATGAAGATGTATGAAAGAAGACTTGAAGATTATAATAAATCTGTTGCTGAAATGTTGACACTGCAGGCTGATTTTGAAAAAATGACACCGGAAGCACAGAGACTGACTATGGAACAAATGTCTGCGCCTATACCTTCACCTATAATTATTACAGAAGAAACTGCAAGAAATTCTGTTGAACAAAGACAAGATGAGCTATTTAATTATCGAAATGTCAATACTTGTGCAGCGGCCAGTATAGAATTTTACCTCGCTTCACAACATCCGGCACAGTTTTTTAAGATGGTTGAAGAATTAACTTCGGAACAAAAAAGTTTTATGAAAAATGTAAATTGGAATAATCTCAATAATGAAAATTTCCATACAGATTGTACAATAATTGATAAAAAAAATGCTATAGTAAAAATAACTGCGGACGAAAATGCATATTTACTTGCAAAAATACAGACAAAACACAAAGATGAAAATGAGCGCTCGATAGTTGATATTATTATGCAATCAACCATTATGAATTTAGGATCCGGAGGAACTTATGAATCTATTGGCGACAGATATGGACTAACTTCTTATAAATGCTATGATTTTGCTGAAAGCGGATTAAAAGCAGAAATGGCAGAATTTGTGTTAGATATACTATGCGATGATAATATTGAATGCAGTATATACAAAGACTACGATTATAAAGCTAACAAACTAAAAGATATGTATAATCCAGCTGATATTAAAAATGAGATTTTAGATGCACTAAATAGAAAAGGGAGTGTGGTTGCAGGGTTTTGTTGGAACGATGCTATAACTGGCATCTGCGGTCATGAAATAACTATTATTGGTTATACAACAAATATGAACGGCGATGGTTTCTTTATTATACAAGATTCTGACGATTCAGAATCAAAGCCTGCACTATGGGAAGAAAAAAGTTGCCTTGAAATGCTGCACCACGCATTTATTTAATACACATAATATTTGTATAAGGAACAGTTGTTATATTATTTACCCCTAGCCCTTTACGGCACCGTCATTTTCGCCGGAGATAAAATATCTTTGCATAGCAAGGAAAAATATAATTATCGGAATTGTCGAAAGAATAGAGCCTGCCGCAATATATCGCCAGTTAGCGGAAAACATACCCTGCAAATTGTTTATCCCGACAGGCAGTGTATACATGGAATCTTTTGTAAGCATAATACTGGGCCAAAGGAATTCCCCCCACGATCCAATAAATGTAAATACAGCAAGGACTGCAAGAGTAGGTTTTACCATAGGAATAACAACTTTTAAAAACATTTGAAAAACGTTGCACCCATCAATAATTGCAGCTTCTTCGACTTCTTTTGGAATTTTAAGAAAAGCTTGGCGCATTAAAAATATACCAAAAGCACTGACAGCAAAAGGCATAACAAGTCCTAAATACCCCATAACGCAGTTTACACTGTCAATCAAATGTAATTTAAGAGTAATTATATAAACAGGGAGCATTATTGCCTGAAATGGTATCATAATCGTAGCCAAAATACTGAAAAAGAATATCCTTTTACCCCGAAAATTCATCCTTGCAAGAGGATATGCAGCAAGCGACGAAAGTACAAGATTCAAAATAACAGTAAGAGCAGCTACAATTACACTGTTCCAAAAATACCCCATAAAATTGACTCTTTGCCATACTTCAATATAATTTGCAAGCGTAAAATCTTGAGGAATAATAACAGGAGGATATGCAAAAATATCTTCATTCACTCCTTTGAAAGAAGTTGACATAAGCCATACGAACGGAAAAACAGACAATAATGAAACTGCTATTAAAACAGAATGGATACCTAATTTTGAAATCATTTTTTTGAGCATAGAAATATTATAATAAATTATAAAAAATTTAGCTATAACATTTTATAATATTTGTTCCATATTTTTTATACATTCTATCCCTTTACACCCCCTGATTTACCCCCCTAATTTACCCCTAATTTACCCCTAATTTACCCCTAATTTACCCCTAATTTACCCCTAATTTACCCCTAATTTACCCCTAGCCTTTCAAACGCCAGTAGTATTCTACCAGATAACTTGCCGCATCAAACGGATGTTCCAAGAACTTTGCTTCATGATTGGATTTAATTTGAGTGTGCGTCGGAACATCTACGATGCTTGTTCCTTCTTTAAAAGCCAGATTATAAATATTATATAAGAGCCATTTACATCTTCTGGGGTCAACGAACAGATGAGGATTTCCGTTTGAATTTCTAACTCTTGAATTGAACGCTGAAATTCTGTTTAAAATTGGCGGGTTATAATCTCGCAATCTAAATTTTACGTTTTCATAACCGTATTGTTTCAACGCATTTTTTATAATTGCATAGTTTGTATATTCACTTTGAGTACTGCGATTATCACCGGAGGCATCACCGTTGATTACAATTTCAGCTTTATGTTTTGGATAGCGGCGTATAAACTCATCAATACACTGCTGGGTTGTTGTTTTTTCTATTACAATTTCATCAAAAAAATAAACATTTTCATTATCTTTATGAGCAATTACCCAACACATCGGATCAACATTAAAATCACATGTTAAATGCAGCGGAAGCGTATCCACATACTTCAATTTTAATTTATTATTATTGTTAAACCCCTTGACAATTAACCCTGATGAATAATCACCAAATTCGCCCATAACATTAATTTTATAATATTCTTCATCAAAGCTTTCTTTCAGAGAATCTATAAAATGTGAAGGTAAATATATATTGTTTGTGGTTGGCGCTATAATTAACCTATAATTTTCTTTAGAATTTTCTACAAAACGTTTCCAAATCCACCCTTTATCGGGCTGCGGATTAGTATGTCCAAACAATCTATAGCGAAAATCTACCCAGTTTCTTCCTCTGTAAGTATTTCTTAATCTGCCTAAAATCTGTTTAAAAGAAGAATCACTTATCTGAGAAGCTTCTTCGATTTCTGCCCAATGCAGATTTAGAGATTTAAACTTTTCAGGGTCTTCCAATGACGAAAACAAAATTTCCGAACCGTTTGAAAACTTAATTATTTTATCTATTTTATTATATGTATAATCTTTATTTTCAGAATATCCGAGAAGCTCAAGATGTTCTAAGTAGCTTACCAATGTAGTTTTTCTTACAAGTTCATATTCTTTTGCTCCGACCAATCCTCTACAGCCGGGATATTTTCGTGCGAGCAAAATTCCCAAAAGAGAACCGCACCAAGTTTTTCCGCTGCCAAATCCGCCTTGATACATAGCGACATCAAGTTGATTTGAGTGCGGAATTTCTATAAATTCACGTTGTTTATCTAATAATTTATATTTAACCATTTTATCCTTCCTATATTAAACTTTTTATATATTTTGGTGTAAAAATTTATTTTTTGATATTGTCACTTTCTTTTCGGTAAAAGAAAGTGACACAAAGAAACTCCCGACTGGAACTTCGTTCACTAATCAATTGTAGAATTTGGCAAAGAGCGGGCAAACTCGTGGGCAAAGCCCACTCAAACAATGCCCGCTTGCTGCTGCCTCATTCACATTGATTGTTCACTCCGTTATGGTCGGGGATGTGGATTCTGCGTACGTGTTACTGAAAGTAACGATAACGAGCGTAAGAAATTTCCGTCATTGCAATGACGAAAACAGTAGTACACTCGCAGCTTACGCCGAGTCCGTGTTGCTTTAGCAACGGTAGGACTCGTTAAAATGCGGGTTTGCGAATTTGCGGACGGAATGAACGAAGTGAATTCCGGATAGCGAACAGATTGAGCAAGCTTGAACCAAAGGTTTAATTGCGAAACTCTGTGAGCGTGGAGCAAATTCAAGACAAACCCGCAACAGCCATTCAATCATACACCCGAAGGGTGTTAAGGTTATCCATTCTTCTGTGTGTTTTTCTTTCTTCTTTTTTCGGTTCTTTTTTCTTCTTTCTTTTTCATTGCAATAAAAAGAAAGAAGAAAAAAGAAACAAAGAAATTAATAAATTCAAGCTAGATTGTTTTTTGCGATACTTTTGACATCAAAGAAAGTACCAATAAATAATTGATAATCTAATACACCAAAATATATATTTTGGCGGATTTGATTTCATCAAATCCGCCAATGACAAAAAAATTTTTGGAAAATATCAACCGAATTTTTCATAAAAAATCGCTTTATATTTCCAATACCTGACACTTTTAAAAGTGCATCAAACACCTTTGTCGAAAGCTTTCTGTCATTCATAATACAGAAATGATTTTCACATAAATAATCATGCACCAATGCCGGTACAAGAAATTTGTTGTCTGTATTTGAACCGATTACTCTCCAAAAAAAACGGGGCACTGATGCCCCGTCAAAGCAGTAACCCTTAGGTATTTCAAAATCATAGATTTTAGATTTAACCTTATCTGTTAACTGAATCTTTAATATCTTTTTATTTATAAAAGGATATTTTTTAATTGATTTTGCTTCCTCCTCACCCATAGACGGTAAAATATATCTTATCCCGATAAGCGGAGTCGAGCTAAATTTGATACACAATTCGTCATTTTCAAACCACTGAATCATCCCTAAACTCCTTGTGTTCAAAGAGATAATCCAAATCCGCACTGCTGTATCCTAAACTTATACCTATTAAATCTATTAAAGGGTTTCCCCTAAAATATTCATTTGCATATTCAAATTCAATAAGTACTTCGGGATTGGTTATCTGTGCTTTTATTTGCTCGGGAGTAATACCTTTATCTTTATATAAAGCTAAAAATACTTCTCTTTTTGTTAATGACAGCTGAGAAAGCCGTTCACGCTCTTTTTGCGCTTGCTTTTCCTCATAATCAGGGTCAAGCACAACATCACTTCCATCCCAAATATAACGGTCAATGTTATTGTAAACTTCTTCCGTTATTTCAAAATTAGCAATTTCTTCATTAATTATCGGACATTGTCCTGTTCCGTTTATTTTATTATCTTGTATAAATGCGTAATATGTCATTAGAAATTCCCTCCTAATCTGCGATAACCCCCGAGATATAAACCGAATGTACCTACATTACCAGTAGCGTTTTCAAGGGTTAAAATTTTATCAGAACCTATTGGTACTATTGCACTGCCTCTTGCAGAAACAGTAGCCGCTGCTCTTGTGTGGGCTTGACATATATATATGCCAGAGTATATTATGCTACTATTTACGGTTAATAATACATAATTCCCACTTGTTGAACCTGTTGCAGCTCTACCACTAACTATAACTTCGTAACTACAACTATCCTGTGGTAGATAGTCAGATAAATCATAAAGCAGAGGTTCTGTTGTAGGTGCTGTTGTACCAGCAGACGCCAACGTTAAAAGTTTTTGCACCCATACCCCATCGCACATTGAGTTTATATTCAATGGTGAGTTTATATTAAAATTGGTTATGGCATTATCTTGAACAATAAAAGTTCCGACATAACCACATTGATTCGGTAGCTGCTCTTTTGTAGCAAATAGTACATTCCTGTTTGTGCCGACATCATAAAAATCTGTGGTTAGTCCGCTATAAGAAATCTGTACGTCACCTACTTCTCTTTTATACAGTCTAATACTTTTATTTCCACCATTCATGTTAAAATGACGTATTTGAAAATTCGGCTGTGTATATTCAATATTCTTCAAGCTCCCATCTTCGTTCAAACCGTCAGGTATTAGGTGTTTTACACCTTTATCAACCCATAAAGCAGAACCAATATAGCCAATACCTTCAAATGTTTGAAGAACATAACCCCAAGCATAAAAGCCGCTGCCACCATCAGATATACTGACTATTCTTGCAAAAGGTAATGACATTACTATTTCTTGGAATATAACTCCGCTGCTATCGGTTCTTTGCATTATATTTTTTGTATCTTGATAATGAAACTTATATACCCCGCTGACATCATTCGTTCCACTTGAACCATTCATATTGCCATTAACAGTATTGTTTGTTAAATCAATATGAGCAAAACGTATTTGACCTGCTGTGGTTGCATTTGTAGCTGTGTTTACAATATCTTCCTGAACCTCAACAAATACAAAGAACTTCCCATCAAGATACTGTGTTTCATAAACCTTAAAATTAGCGTTTATAAAAGTAGAACCCACAGGATATTGTGCGGTCAAATCTTCAACACCGTAAGGTACAATAATTACCGAACCTGCAAGAACGGTTAGAGTACCATTTTCAAGAGTAAACTTCACCCTCTGCGGTACTTCAAGCAGACAGTTGGTGACTTGAGAAGTTTTTAATACTTTGTCCGTACAAACTAATTTTCTATCAGCACTTATTTCCAAAGTATCACCATCAGGACAAACTATTCCGACTGAAGAATTTGTTGCGGTGATTGAAGATAAAAAATCAGCATCGATTTCTAAATCACTTAATTTTTCCGGAATATCAGACTCAAGGGCATAATTACCGGAATCTTGTTTAGAATTAATTGAATCTTGTAACCTTACCTCCAGCTCATCAATATAACTCATAGTGACATCGGAATTTTGTTCTGCATAATATTGAGCACTGTCACGAAATTCTTTTGCCTCATTTTTATACGCTTCGGCTATTTCAGCATAATATCTTGCCTTGTTGTTTGTAACATCAATAGCATTTCTTGTTTCTGAGCCTGAAACATATATATTATTTCCGCAGCAATTTTTTGCCGCATTTTTATTACAACTGTTACAATGTTCCATTTGTTGTTCCCCTAACCTTTCTCGGATAAACAATAATTTTATTCAAATCACCATACGTTCCGTTTGATATAAACAATGTATCTTCAACCGAAGACTCATTTACACAGACCTTAATTCCATAATAGTAAACCTTGTAAGGTTTATTAGCCGGAACTGTCAAATTATCAGTGAATTCAGGAGATAATATAAAACTTACCGTATCAGAATTACTGACAGATACTTGCAGTTCTTCTCCTACAGGATTCCTTTTTTCATCCTGTACACCAAAATAAACGGTGTAAGCAGAATTTTCGTCTAATCCGTTTACCGTAATTTCGCCGCTATCCCCTTGATACATAGAGATTGTACCGTCATTATCAATAACTAACATTATATTTTTTCCTTTCATAATTTAAAAATTTGCTACACTTATTTCTGCTGCAGGAACAAAGTATGCAGCTTTTAACGAAGTAGTTGTTGAAAGAACATTTCCTGCTCTCACAGGAATTACTGTTAAAGTTGCACCATTGTCATTGGAATTATCTCTCGTTTTAAAAGAAATGGATTTACCTCCGACAGTAATGTTCCCTTTACTTGAGCTTTCCGGCAATATTAAAACATATCCGTTTAGTGTTGCCGTATAATTTGTACCCACATTAAAACTTATACTTCTGCAAGAAGTCCAATTTGGCACCATGCCTGAATTTTTAACCAAAAGTTTTGTCTTTGATTTGTAATCAGATATAGTAGAATTTAATGTCGCAACTGAAGAATTTATATTTTCAGAAAGCTCTGTTATACGAGAATTTATAGTTGCTATATTTGACAAAATCGAAGAAATACTTGAATTTATTTGTGAATTTGAATCATTTATTTTTTCATCAAGATAAGAAAAATTTCTGTTCAAAGTTTCCGAACTGGCAAGTGAGCCGTATTCAATATTAATTATAGCCATTAGTTGTTACCTCCGCTCATTATTACATCGTAAATTTTATCTATTTTTGCCTGCATAACATTTAATTGATTTTTTAAGTCATTGTATTGCTCTTTTGTTGTATAAGAACTGGAAATATCGTTTAAGATTTCCCGATGTTTAACTTCAAGCTTTTCCGGTGTAACAAATAAGTTATACTGAAAAATCACAGCAATACCTAAAAGTCCTATAGGCAGATATTTGTATATATATTTTTCCATTGTCCAACCTCCGCTAATATAACTATGCACGCTTCATTGCCAGCAAGGTCGCCATTTGCAGCATCTGGGACATATCCATTCCGGAATTACTGGAAGATTGTGTTTTTGTTGCATTGCCTTGGCTTGTACTCAAAGATTGCCTTTGGGCATCACTCAAAATTCCGTAGCCGTTCATATACAAGAGCATTAAATTTGTAATTATATCAGCAGTATTATCTTGTGAATTTGCAAGCAAATCCTGTGCATAATTCGCTATTTGATTAGAATTATTCTGTGCCAAATTATTATACATATCCGTTGCCTGAGAAGAACGAATCATATTTCTTTTTGATAACGGATTAATAATATTGTTCTCTAAATTCACAGCCGAATTGCTGTTCAATGTATTCATGAATGAATTCAGCTTTGCCTTATTCGTAGTTGAATTTAGTGTAGGATTTAAATACTCTTTTAACAATTTGTTCATATTTTTATTCACAAAATTGTTAATAGAACTGATAGCGGTGCCGCTATTGAACTTTGATACAGTGCCTTTGTTTGTTGTAGCACTGGAAACATAAGGATTTACTGTGGTTGTATCACCATAAACCGTTTTGCTTGTAGTTTTACTTGATTTTTTACCCATTTGAGATTTCCCTTTCCGGAGCTTTGCTCCAACTTATGATTTGACTTTGATTTTTCCGAATTCTATATTGTTTATACAAAAATTCTGCCCTTCATCTTTTGCATAAAAATTCATTTGTAATGTTTTAAAATATGCAGATGGCAAGCTTTTTACAGCATTAATTTTTTCATAAGGATATTTAGAAATATCCCAGCAGCCTTTATCAAAATAAAGTACGTTCTTTAATGTTTTGGATACAATATGCCTTGTTTTAGTAGTTAATGAATTATAATCTTTTGTATATTCAATATAAAAGTCATTGGAATAATACATATTTAATGTTATCTTTGGAGGATATGCCAAAAATTTTACAGAATTTTCAACTCCTAGATTAAGCGGAGTACAATTATAAAACCCTTCTATAAATTCTCCGTCAAAATCCCAGCCGCTATACTCAGCATAAATTTTTTTGCCGGCAGAATACAAATTCCCATCGATGATTTCAATGCCGTAAATTTTCTTAGATTTTCGTTTAACCCAAGCCCCGTGCAAATAATCATAGATTAAAATCGTAGAATAATTAGTATCCTCAGACGGAATTAGAAACCAAACTTCATTCCTGTCTGACGTTACAACAGACAGAGTTTTTATATCACCGGCATTTATGCTGCTAATTTCACACAATTCTTGTTGTATATTTAAGGCTATATTTTCTCCCAGAGTTTTATCACCGTTTATTACCTGTAAAAAAGAAAATATACCCTTTTTAGTATCGTCGTAGAAATAAAGCTGTGTTCCATGAAACACAAGCGCTCTATATCCTGCACACCCGCCCGGAGAATCAAAAGATTTACTAAAACCGTTTTCTTCCTGAGTAATCATACAGGAAGAATCCTTGTGAAAAACCGCTAATGCACCCAAATAGGGATAAATTGCCGTTATTTTTTTAACAAATTCAATAAATCCTGATGAAGTTGATATTTCAGCATCAGAAGTTGAAAAATCATAAATATCTTCTTGCACGGAGTACCACAAGATTTGTCCGTTAAAAATCCATAATCTGCCTGCAAAGACAACTAATCCCAACCCCTTTACAGTCCTTCCTTCCGAATCTAATGGGTGCATACGTGTTATTGTGTCCGGAGTATCAGGATTAGCATACGTTTCAAACTCAATTGTTAAAAGGTCTTCGCCATTAGAAAACGCCCATAAATCAGACCATCCTTGAGCGACATCTACAGCGCACGATCTTCCGGTTAAGGTCAATCCTGAAACTTTTTGGGTTAAAGTACCGTTTTGTAATGAAAATAAATATATTTTCCCTTCAGACTCATTCTCAGTATGGACTAAAAAATAAGTCTGCGCTTTTTGCACACTTTTGAAAATATTAATTACATTTTCATCGTCAGGAATTAAGTCACAGACAGCACTGTTACCCATCATTGTTCTTATACCAACTCCTGAATTTACTGTAGTTGAAAATAATTCAACATTCTGCATATCAGAAGCGGTTATGACATTATCGCTAAAAACAGAAGACCTTCTGTTAATTCCGGAAAAATTATTACATATTAATTTTGTTTTTAACATTTATTTTTTCCTTTCATTGATTAACTTTTATTGAGAAAATCGCCTTTTTCTGAATCAAACTTTACAAATCTTAATATTTAAGAAAAAAAAGGCAATTTTTTCAAAGTTAAATACTTAATATATATATAAGAGATACACAAGGAGCTTTA